AACGTGGTCTAACCGCTATGGGTGGCGCTTTAGCCGAACTAGTCGGAGCTGCCGTTATTTTACAGAAATTCTCTGGATTTGGTTCTGTAGCTGGAGCTACTTCTATCCTTATTATGTCTAAGACATTGGATGAGATTTCCGAGAACCTTAAGAAACTCGGTTCTATGAGTTGGGAACAAATCGGTCGTGGTTTGAGTGCTATGGGTGGCGCATTAGCTGAATTAGCTGGAGCTGCTACTATTGTAGGACGATTCGGAGGATTTAGTTCTATTCTCGGAGCGGAGTCTATTAATATTCTAGTCCAAACACTAGATGAGATTTCCGAAAACATGAGAAAACTTGGCTCTATGGGCTGGGAACAAATCGCTAAAGGACTTACAGGTATGGGCGGAGCTTTAGCCGAATTAGGTACTGCTGCATCGGCCGTGGGTAACTTTGGTGGATTTGGCGCTATCATTGGAGCTGGAGCTATCAATATTGCCGTACAATCCTTAGATGAAATCTCTGAAGCTCTAACTAAGCTATCAGGATTAGGATGGGACGACATTGGTCGTGGCCTAGTTGCTATGGGTGGCGCTTTAGCTGAGTTAGGTACAGCTGCCGGTTTAACTGGTAACCTAGGGGGATTCATGTCCTTAATCGGTGGATTGTCTCTAGAGTCTGCTAGTGCCAACATCGATAAGCTGGCGGAAGCTTTCGTCAAAATGGCGGGATTATCATGGGATGAAATCGGTCGTGGCTTGAGTGCTATGTCCGGAGCCCTCGGTACATTAGCCTTAGGCGGTTTCGCTAACACACTTTCTATCATCGGTTCTATGTCTATTTCAGCAGCAGCTGAGCCTTTAGGGGTATTAGCTGACTCCGTTAAGAAATGGGCCGATGTGACAATTCCTGAAAATATGGGCTCACAATTAGTTCAATTAGCTCAAGGCGTTTCGGCATTTACATTCTCTGGATTTGGTTCTGGAGCTATCGCTGGATCAGCCGAACCTTTAGGTGTCTTAGCTGATTCTGTACGCAAATGGGAAGGAGTATCTGTCCCAGAAGGAATTGCTAAGAATTTAGGCGATTTAGCAGAAGGTGTTAACCGATTCTCATTCTCAGGATTTGGTTCTGGAGCTATTGCTGGAGCAGCTGAGCCGTTAGGTGCGTTAGCCGAGTCTATTAAGAAATGGGAAGGCGTATCAATCCCTGAAGGAATGAACAAGAGTCTCGGAGACTTGGCTGAAGGCATCAACCGTATGTCATTCTCAGGATTCGGTGCTGGTGCCATTAACGGTGTAGCTGAAGGGTTAGGTACTTTAGCTGACTCTATTAAGAAATGGGAAGGCGTAACTATTCCAGAAACCATGGCTAAATCTTTAGGAGACTTAGCTGAAGGTATTAACCGTATGTCATTCTCTGGATTCGGAGCCGGTGCTATTTCCGGCATTGCCGAACCATTAGGAGTATTAGCCGATTCAGTTAAGAAGTGGGAAGGATTAAGTATATCTGACGCTACAGTAGACTCATTCGCTAAGCTATCAGCATTAGTTGAGCTAATCGCTAATACTAAGATGGATGCAATCAGCGATGGATCTATGCAAACAGCCATCGACACTATGAAAGGTCTAGTGGAAACTATCAATTCTATGGGTTCTCTAGACTTAGGAGCTATCGATCACATCAAAGAAGCTTTCGACAAGCTTGGTTCTATCGGTGGTGAAGGTGTCGCTGAAGGACTTCAAAATGGAACCGAAACTATTAAAACGGCATTAGACAATATGATGTCCGAAGTTCAAACATCTATGGAATCAGGCTTAGGTAACTTCAAAGACTCTACTTCTACTTTAGGTTCAGACATTTCAACTGATATTTCAGAAGGTATAACTACCGGATTAGAAGCTATCGGACCAGCTATTGACGAAGCTATGTCTACGTTAGAGACTACGTTATCTGAGAAAGCATCAACTGACTTATCCTCAGCTATCACTGAGTCACTCAAGGGTAGTCTTGGCGACTTATCTGGAAGTATTACTACAGCTATTAGCGAAGCATTAGGGTCTATCGGAGATATTTCCGCAGACTTCGACGGAGTCGGTAACCGTATCGGCGAGTCACTTGCCGCAGGTATTTCGGTTTCAGGAGCGAGTGTCTCATCAGCTATCGAAGGTATTATTTCCAACGCTAGCTCAGTAGTCGCTTCGCACGAAGGAACATTCACAGCAAATGGTACTAAGTTAGGCAGTGGGTTAGCTACTGGTATTGGAACTGCGACTTCTAAAGTCCGTTCGAGCATCACTAGTACATTATCAGCAGCAGTGTCTGCAGTAAGCTCATATTACTCTAACTTCTATAGTGCCGGTGGACGATTAGCTCAAGGTTTAGCTAACGGTATCAGTGCGAACGCATATATGGTTGCTGCTCAAGCATCAGCTATGGCATCACAAGCAGCCTCAGCAGCTAGAAGAGCTTTAGATATTCACTCACCTTCTCGTGTGTTTTACGCGATTGGTCGATTCGTAGTATCAGGTTTCGCTAACTCATTGAATGATGGCGGAGACTATATTTACGATACAGCTATGTCTATGGCTAATGCTGCTAAAGATGGTATGAACAAAGGTCTAGATTTCATTGGATCGTTACTAGACTCTACAATGAACAACAATCCGACAATCACACCTGTCCTAGACTTATCTAGTGTTAAACGAAGCGCAAGTGCTCTAGGAGGATTACTTGGAACAGACCCACTGTCTGCTACTTTAACTAGAGCGGTGTCAGTCGGAGATGTTTCACCAAACCGTCAAAATGACATTGGTACTAAGGTAGCCACTGCTATCTCAGACCTTAAGAAAGTTATGGACAGCACTGGTAATACTTACGTTATCGACGGTATTACTTATGACGATGGCTCTGCTGTATCGACAGCTATGGAGTCACTTATTCGTGCTGCTAGAATTGAAAGGAGAGTATAATCATGAAGGTAGCTAACCTGCGTATCGCCGTACAATCCGGCGGTTCAAGTACTATATTTGCCGCATGGAACTTCGCTAAGAACACTGGTTCTGGTGGAGCCCCTGTGAACGGAGATATCGTACGAATTAAGAGCGGATCTACATGGTATAATGGGGTAGCTATTGACTCATGGGTATTTAACTATCGTTGGTATATTCGTGAGTTGATTGGTAAGCGCGCGGTAATCGACAAATCACCGGACAGCGGTAGCTACTCAATCATGAGTCCTATCTCCATTGGAAGTTTAACAAAAGAAGGGACCAGCACAGACAGTGCTAACGCCGAACATCTAGACCATTTCGCGGTCAGATGGGAATATAACACTGGTGATGGTGTCTGGTTCAAAGCGTCTGAGTCTACTACTAAAGACGAAAACGCAACATATTCTTACCCATCTAATGCTATATTAGTGCGATGCATCGTATCTCCAGTATCTAAAACATACGGAGAGGGTAAAGAAACTAAGTCTTACTGGACGGCTGAAGATACTACTGCTGAATTTGTGGTAGGTGACAGCCCTCCGGCTAAGCCTTCATCAGCTCCAAACATCTCTATTGACCAAAACTATATGTTGAAGTCTACCGTAGATAATATTTCTGACTCCCGTACGGACGCCCTACAGTTCGAACTGTATAATGGTGACAACCGTATAGACGGAGGTGTAGTGTCTGTTGTAACAGCACGCGCTACATATTACAGAGCAGTATCACCTGGTGGTAAATATAGAGTACGTTATAGAGCTGTAAACTATGTCGCAGGAACACCTGTGTATAGTGATTGGTCTCCATATTCTGGTGAGACCGAGACAGCCCCTGATGGGGTGATGGGAGTTACTGTGGAAGTCGAGTCTGAAACCACCGCAAGTCTTAAGTGGAGAGCTGAACCTACAGCTACAAGTTATGTTGTAGAGGCGTCTACTGACGAGCGATATTTCGACAGTTCTTCCGAAGTTAAATCTCAAACAGTAACAGCCAACAGTGCATTTATGACTGGACTTACTAAAGGTAAACGCTGGTTCTTCCGGGTTCGTGCAAAGAACTCTCATGGCGAGTCTCCATGGAGTAGTCTAGTCAACACTGTTATTGGTACTAAACCAGAACCGCCAACGACTTGGTCTTTAACGTCCAATGCCGCAGTGGGTGATAACCTAGTTCTATATTGGGTACACAATACTGAAGACGGTTCAAAAATGGTTGGCGCAGAAGTGGAGTTAATTATCAATGGCGTCAAATCCACTAAGATATTAACTGCCGAACAATCAAAAAGTGATAGGGAAAAAATACACACTTATAAAGTCGATAATAGAGAATACCGTACTGGCGGTAAAATTGAGTGGCGTGTTCGGACGACTGGTGTTACTAAAGAATTTAGTGACTGGTCAACTCAACGCGTGATTAATATTTACACACCGCCTACTGTAGAAATCCGACTTGGCGAGGGTAACAAACCTAACTTATTCCGTGGGGCCGATATGTTTACTGGTGACTGGATCAATCTTACAGATTACCAAGTAATTTCTGACAGATATAAAGGTCACGCAGTAGCTAGAACTAAAGTTATGAATAAGGGTCTTACTCAAAAGATTGCCGTCAAGGCTGGACAAAAATTCCTATTTAGCGCATATGTTAAGAGTAGTAATCCTAACGATACTGCTATTATATTTAACGCTAACGTCGATGATTCTGTAGACAACACTGTGACTAATCATGACTCGATAGCCGTAACAGTTTACGAGGAATGGACACTATATTCTACTGGTATTACGATTGATAAAGACGGTTATATTATGCCTAGATTGAATAAGTATGATACTAGTTCTGGACCAGACGATACTTACTTATATGTTTCTGGTATGGACTTACGTGAACAAGCTGAAGGTGGACACGGTGGTGACGGAACGATTCGTAACTACCCAATCCCATTCAGCATCACAGCTAGACCAGCTACACAAAGAGCCGTAACTACTCATATTAGCGTTATTGCTAAAGATAGTTATGAAGTCGTATCTAGTACTGGCGAACGTAAGACTGTTAGTGCAGACTCAGAAGTATATTCTAGAGTTCACGTAATGACAGATAACGAGTTATATCAGGAGTTAACTCCTAAAGATATTACTCTAGTGAACGGCCAATCATATTATCTAAAGGTCTCAGTATCAATGGATAGTGGATTAGTCGCTCAATCCCAACAACTGTTAAACGTACGATGGTCAGGTACCGATTATTTACCAGATGGTTTCGTGGAATATGACCGCAAAAACATGAGCGCTCGTATTAGACCTTACTGTTTCGACTTAGAAGGAAATATGCCACGTAACGTAACCTTAACAGTATTACGTATTAATGCCAATGGTAGTTTAACATTAATCGGTTCTGGCATCGACAACGACGGTAGCGCAGCAATTGTAGACCCGCACCCTACTCTAGATTATGCTAGATATCGTGTAGTCTCTACAGATATTGTTACAGGTTTGAATGAATATTCAGACTTAGCGCCACTACCTATCCACGACCCAGCGATTGTTATTCAATGGGACGAACCGTGGAAACCATATTCTAAGGACGACCAATACAGACCTGAGAGTCAAATTCATGGTTCGATGGTAAGACTTCCTTATAACGTAGACGTTAGCGAGAAGTTTAATGTGGATACTGTCCTTACAGAATATATTGGTCGCAAAAACCCTGTGAGTTATTATGGTACTCAGAAGGGTGTGTCTGCTACATGGAATACTGATATTCCTAAAGAAGACAAAGACCTTATTTATCAACTAAGACGACTTGCTGAATACTCTGGCGATGTGTATGTCCGCGAACCAAACGGTAGTGGATATTACGCAAGCATCAGCTTGTCTTTTAGTATCAAACACAGAGTACTAGTGGTACCTATATCAATCGAAGTTAAGAAAGTGGAGAGTGGTGAAATATGATAGATTGGACTAAGAGCATGACGCAGACTTTCGAATTCTACAAAGTCGACGTTCACACTTGGGAAGACATCGAGCCTTTGGACGCAGTTAAATCTTGTCGAATCACTCGCGACGAGACTAACGAAACCTTAGAGCACGCCACTTTCGACTGTACGACTCAGCTTGATGAACAGTACATCAGAGTATATCTCATAGCAATTCAAAATGGAGTAAAAGAGAAGTTACCTCTAGGGACCTTTTTAGTGCAAACCCCATCTGTCGGATTTGACGGAAAGCAATTTTCAATCTCACTTGATGCATATTCACCCTTGCTTGAACTCAAAGACGACTATCCCACATTGGGGTATACACTCCCTAAAGAAACCAACATTACGGATATTTCATACCGTATTTGTAGAGAACACTCTAGAGCAATTTCAGTTTACACTCCAAGCGATAAGAAGTTATTTACTGACTTCGTAGCTAATACCAAGGATAATTGGCTAACTTTCATTAAGGATTTATTACCTAAAGCAGGTTATCGCATAGCTCTAGACGAGCGTGGACGCATCTTATTTAGTCCTATTACGGACGTATCGTCCTTACAGCCTGTCTGGACATTCGATGACGGCAACAGTTCAATCCTCAATCCAAATATCCGAGATGAACGAGATTTATATGGTGTACCTAACGTGTTAGAAGTTATATATTCTTCTGACGGGTCTACTATCGTATCGCGAATTGAGAATACTGACCCTGCTAGTCCAGTGTCTATTCCAAATCGCGGTCGCAGAGTCATGAAACGTGACACTAGTCCGGATATCGTTGGGCGTCCCTCTCAAGAATATCTGGACGAATACGCTGTGAAAAAATTAAGAGACTTATCTAGTCTCGAACACAAGGTTACTTTCTCTCATGGGTTCTGTCCTGTGAGAGTGGGTGACTGTGTGATGCTGGATTACAGACGTTTCGGTCTTAACCAAGTTAAAGCTAAGATTATTTCCCAGAACATTAAGTGTGGGACTGGCTGTACGATTGAGACGACTGTAGTCTATACTACTAATTTATGGAGGTGATATTAATGGCCGAGTTATCAAGACATTTGATGAAAGAGTTTGCTACTCTAACTGCTGGCGACAAAAAGCCTGAAGTGTCTAATACCGTTCGAGGTACCGTTGTTGTAGACGGTGAAAATAAATACGTAGCGATTGACGGCTCGTCTGTTAATACGCCTATATCTGAAATTATTGATGCTCGACAAGGTGACCGCGTGTTAGTCACTATTGAAAACCACGTGGCTACCGTTGTTGGGAATATTTCCAAACCGCCTTCAGCATATAAGGAGCAAGAGGCTATCACTCGTATCACTGATACTAGTCGTGAGCTATCTTCTCAAATTACTGAAGTTCGAACTAACACTGAGACTAAGGTCGAGGAGTTGAAAACAAAGGTAGACAGTATTGGCAACGTATCCGACTTATCCGCAGTAGATAGTCGTATTACTGCCGCCGAGAATAAGGCTACTGAGGCAGCTACTAAAGCAGAGGCTGCCAAAACAGAATTGGAGAAACAGAAAGAACTCCAAGCTGCACAAGCTAAAGCTCTGGAAGACCAGATGCTTATTACTAAACAAGAGTTAGAGGCTAATGCGGCACTAGCTACTGCAAAAGAATTTGATGAGAAATTTAAAGCATTAATGGAAGCTAACGATAAGGACCGCAAACAAGCTGAGCGAGACCTTATTACTATGGCTGCTCGTATGGAGCTTATTCAAGCTAACTTAGAAAATATGACAGCTGTATGGAACGCTATTGACACTGCTATGAAATTCTCGAATGAAGGATTAGCTATTGGGGAACGTTCTGGGGACAGTTATATTTTGGTCAAACCAAACCGTATAAGCATGTTCTCAGCAGGTTCAGAGGTAATGTATATTGCTAATGGGGTTATCCACATTGATAACGGGGTGTTTACTTTGAGTTTGCAAATCGGTTACTATGTGGAGTCTCAGTACGAACACAACCCTAAATATAATGTAGTCCGTTATGTTGGACCGAAATAGGAGGAAGATATTATGGTACAAGTAGTTGGATATACTAGTCCTAATTATGTGAAACTTGTATTAGACGTAGTAGAAGAGTCCTATGATATTCTGTCTAACACGAGTCTACTTAGATGGACTTTAAAATTAATGAACGCATCCGCATGGGCATTTAACTACGATGCTGACGCTAAGGCTGAGGTAGAGATTGATGGTGAAACCGTCCATAGTGGGTATCATGCGTTCGACACTAGAAATGGGGCTGTGTTACTCGCCAGTGGGACAAAGACTGTCACTCACGATGATAACGGCTCTAAGACTATTGTAGTATGGGCACGTATGCTGGATGTTTCGTCGCTTGGAGATATCGGATGGAAAAAAGGCGAGCTCAAACTTACAGATATTCCACGTTCAAGTAGAATTAAATCAGTCGAAGGAAACACTTTAGGCTCTACAATAACCGTGAATCTTGAGAGATATTCGAACTCATATACTCATCAAGTATGGTGGAAAGCCTTTGGCGGAGACTGGATTGATTTAGGAAAAGTGAACGGGACGTCTGTAACGTTTACTCCAGATTTAAATCTTGCAAATAAAATACCGAACTCCACTTCGGGAGAACTAGTAATATCTGTCCGTACGTTCAATGGTAATAATAAGATTGGAAACGACTATGAGGGTAAATATACATTAAGTATACCTGCCAACGGAAAACCGATAATTAATGACCTAATCTTATCCGAAACGAATCCTAAACTCGCGGATGTATCTACTAATAATACTTTCGTACAGATATTAAGTGTAGCTAAGGTTAACTTCGGAGTTACACCATATCTGGGCTCAACTATCAAGTCATATTATGCTGAGGTAGTGGGCTACAACAATACCATATCTACCGACGGTGCCAAGTTAAACTTCTTTAGCACTAACGGTAAATATACAATTCGTGGACACGTCACTGACTCTCGTGGTATCCGCTCGGACACATTCGAGAAGGTCATTACCGTAGTTCCATATTTCCTACCGACTGTAACTATACAAGCGTTACGCTCAGGCAGTAGGAACGATACTATTACATTAGTTCGTAATATCCGTATAGCTCCAGTTATGATTGGCGGAGTCCGCAAGAACAGTCTCTCTATGATATTTAGAACTAAGAAGACTCTGGAATCCGATAACACCTGGACTAAGAACACTGGAGGAGAGCTCACTAATGTCGGAGTCGAAAACTTAACTAACTCGTCTGTTAATTTAACGGGCACATTCTCCCCAGAGTTCGCTTGGGATATTCAAGCTGTCGTGAGAGATAGGTTCTCAGATAGTATCCAACCCGATGGCGTACGATATAATACCACAGCTCCGTCTGAGGCAGTTATATTAAACTACACACCAGAAGGTATAGGTGTGATGAAAATCCGTGAGAAAGGCGCTTTGGACGTAGGTGGGGATATTTACTCAAACGGTAAACTCGTACCGACAGTCCAGTTAGCAAAACCGGATGGACGCACATTAGCAATCACCGGTGACGCTAACAAGCTTATTGTAGGCGGTCTGTACGCCACTAACAATGTAACTAACTTACCACAAGGCGCTCAGCGTAACGGATATTTATGGATTATCAACCACCATAACTTAACTAATTATCTAGTGCAGTATTATACTCCACACGACAAAGATGAACTGTGGATTAGACGCATGTATAACGGTACTTGGAACGCTTGGCAAAAATTTGCTATAGATCCGGGAGAGACTAAAGTCGAGACTAAGTGGGTAAATATATCCCTTTGGAACGGCTGGAAGTCCGACTCTGGCGAAGAGGTACAAGTATCCAAACACGGTAATTTAGTTACTATGCGTGGTATTTCTAAAGGTGGTCCCGTGTCATGGGGTGCTCAATTTGGTTATTTACCTGCTGGATTTAGACCTAGTCGCAACACTTATATTACTGTAATTAACGACGACTACACTAGAGGTACGCTACTTGCCAAACCTGACGGAGTTATAGAGGCTAGAAACAATCTGACTAGTAGTTGGATTACGTTCGACACCATAACGTTTTCAACATAATATTTTAGGAGGTCATTCGAATGAGTTTAGATTTAATTAAAAAACGTATTCAGGATATTAAGACAGAAATCTCATCTATTAGAGAGTCGTCTGGTCAGTTATTCTTAGAGAAACAAAATCTCGAATTACGAGTTAGCGATATTCAAGCAGATATTTCTCGTAAGGACGAAAGTATCGCAGCTCTTCAAAACGAATTGAACGAGTTGATAATCGCTAAGAACACAATCGAAAAATATGACAAACAGGGAGGTTGATAGTGAATGTCATTTAACCCTTCTGACATTTATGAGTTTGTCGGCTTCCTAGTAGGTTTAGCAGGCTTGTGGGCTTTCTTTGCTACTAGACTGACAAACCAAGAACAACGAATTACTCGTCTTGAGATGCTCGTGGAGAAAAACCGTGAGGAAATCGACAGACATCAAGTACGTCTTGACAGTCACGATGTGGACAATAAGATTATGTTAGCCTTAGTAGAAAAGGTAGACGGTCTTAAAGAAGACATCCAAGAACTTAAAGACGAATTTAAACGACAAAAATAGGAGGACTTAAGTCTATGAACAAAATTAACTGGAAAATCCGTTTACAAAACCCACAATTCTTTATTACATTAGTACCAGCTTTAGCTTTATTAGTGCAAACTTTTATGGCTATCTTTAACGTATCTGTGGATTTCAGTGCAGTATCTGACCGCATGTTAGTGTTCATTAATGCGTTATTTGCAGTATTAATGATTATTGGTGTGGTTGCAGACCCAACTACTGCTGGATTTAGCGACAGCGCACGAGCATTAGGATATACTAAACCTAACGCTGACAAATAATTTAACGGGGGTCTGTCTGTACGGACGGACTCCTATATACATACGCGATATTTACAACTCCTTAAATGGGAAAGAAACCCATATGAAAAGGAGAGATTATTATGAAAAGATTATTATTATTCATTGAAGGTAGAGATTGGACATTACCGATTGGAGTGACCATTATCGCACTAATCGTTCTAGTAAGTATGAACGTATCAGCATCACTAACTTTCGATCCGGCTATGAGAGAACAACTAGTAATTAAACAATGGTTCGATACAGCTGGCTGGTTAGCAGTGATATTTGTACTGACTACTTACGTGGAATGGATGGTGGAGAATTGGTCAGTCTATTCGGAATGTTATTCTCACCACAAAGATTAAGGGAGTCTACATGACTCTCTTCTTTTTCTTTTTCGAAATCCAAAATTTTCCCAGTGGGATTTTTCTCAAAAACAAAATGAAAGGAGTGTATGAGTTATGGAGACAACTTATATTCTATTTGGATTAATGTTCTTATTAGGTGTGGTCGTGGGTGTACTTGTGACTAGGTATATTCTTAATCACCGCAAAGTAGACGGGTTTATTACTTTCTTCAATGCAGATAATATGGAGATGCCTATGTTAGAAATGAACTCGGATGATTTTAAGAGTAAGACCGTAATAGTTTTGCGTAAAAAGTCCGTACGGGAGTAACGCGATATTTACAACTCCTATAATGGAACATAAAAACCGAAAGGGGAAATAAAAATGAAAAAAGACAAAATTACAATGGAATTAGAGATGCAAATTCAAGAGTTTCTCGAACAAATCCCAAATTTACAAGGGGAAGAAAAGACCAAAGCAATCGAGGATCTACAGAAGTTAAATATGGTTCTTAACGAACGTCTAGAGGGAAGAAAGATTAAACCTTGGGAGACGCCCGTGAGAGTTGTATTAGACGGTATTGCGATTATCGTACCTTTAGTCTTGACTGCCGGCTTTGTAGCAGCAGGATTTGAGTTCGAGAAGACTGGAACTTTCACGTCTAAGACATTGGCATTTGTTATGAAGTTTTTAAAACTCAAATAAGTCAACAAGTTCGAAAGGTGAGGGAATTTACAATCCCTTTCCTTTTTATCTTTTCAACAATATTTACAACTCGTTTAATGGAAAGGATGTCGCTTACGTGATTAAAGCACTCGACTAAATGTTGAGAGAAGGGGACTCGAACTCCCCCATATTTCCGTACAGAAAAAGTAGCTTAAGGTGTACACACAGATGCATACCACGGGTTAAAGCAACCGCAAATGCGGACAAGATGCCAGGTTCGAGACCGGCCTTTTTCTTTTTTTTTGTTTTGCAGGTTCGCAGGATTTGCAACCTATATAATGGAAGGGAACGACCGAAATGTTGTTCGTCTTCTTTTTGTTTTGTCTGATAAAAAACTATAAAAATGCGAAGGAGGAAAATCAGATGGAAAAACAACAAATGTTAAAAGTAGCGGGGTTAGTAACAACCGCTTTAGGTTTTGCAGTGACACTAGTGTCAGGTTGGATTGAGGAAAAACAACTAGACGCGACAGTCGCTGAGAAGGTAGCAGAGGCAGTAAAGAAAGTAATGGAAAATGGAGGTGAATAAGAATGGACTTTAGAAAATGGGAAGACAATGAAGAAAGCATGGACAAGAAACTCTTAGAGTTTAAAAACTTATTTGAAAGCGAGTTAGTACCACTAGTGCATGAAACAAAAAAGATTAAAGCTGGCGTGGTACTAGATGCATTCAAAGCATGGAATGAAGGCCGATGGAACGAATTTATGGAACAAACTAAACAAACAATCAAAGGAGACGATACAAATGAATAACGAACAAAACTTAGGAAATATCTTAGAATCTTTATCAGTAAACGCAATCCAAACAAATAACAAGGTACAAAAACTTGTCGAATGCGTGATTGCTAACCACAGAACCACAGGCAAATTAGTAGAATATACTAACCGTTGCGAAAGAGTATTCAAAGCACACCGTAAAAATATTAAAATGTTAGCAGTCGCTACACTTATTACTACAGGTATCACTTGGATTACGTCTAAGCGTGTAGACTATTTAGAAAATAAGATCGAGCGTCTACAAAAAGAACTAAACGAATCAAAACTAAAAAAGTAAGGAGGGTATTCTTATGGTAATCTATGAGAATATGATTAATGACGAACGTTGGTATAACGCTAATCTTCATTTAGAAAATCGTGTGTTATATGCTAATTTGACTGGCGCTGAGTGGGTGGTGTTGGCTCGTAATGTAGAGAGTTATAGTATCGACGATATGGAGTTGGAAGTTATCATTAGTCCGACTCCGGTCGAGACTTACGGATTTACGCTATTCTCATTCATCGATCAATTCGTCATGGTTGAGTTATTTACTGAAGATAGAAGCTCAATTGATGCGTGGACTATGACGTACGCCGAGTATATTCGTGCCAAAGAAAACTATTTGGACGCTGATCGTAAAGTAGTTGAGAGATTGAACGCTCAAATGAGGGGGTAATATATTTATGAAAATTGAACAAATTGTTAGTCGAACGAGTTATACTTTAAAGAAAAACGGCCCGCTTATCCTATCAGTTTTAGGAGCGGCGGGTGTTATTCTTACTGCTAAACTGGCATCTGATGCTGGTAAGAAAATTGGTAAATTGGAGGCTGAGACTCCCGAATTTGTGGAATACGACTTATTCTACGAAGAACCACAGCGAGAAATCAACACGTTCGGTTTATATTTACCAACAATCGTATGTGGTGTGGCTACTATCGGATGTATCCTAAGTAGTTCATTCTTATCTCAGAAGAGACAGTTATCTCTGGTTGCTGCGTACGCTGCTTTAGATGCGAAATATAAAGAAATTAAGAAAGACTATCGTGAAAAGCATCCGGACGAGTATATGACTATTCGTAAGAAAGAATATAGTGAGTCTCTACAATTCATGAGTGAGAAAGATTACGACGAACTATTATATTACGATGAGTATTCTGACAGATGGTTTAAACGTCGTCCGATTGAGATGTTGAATGCAATCTATCAGTTCAATCGTATGTTTATCCTACGAGGATATGTAAACTTGAACGATTATTATGCGTTAGTCGGTTTGGACGGTACGGTAGAAGGAGCTACTATCGGATGGTCTGAATATAATGATGATGGGTACGCTTGGGTTGATGTGGTTCACGAATATGTCGAGTTTGAAGACGACGATACTCCTGGATATTACCAAATTGAATTCCCATTCGCCCCATCAGTAGAGTACTTAAGTTAATGTAAACAAAAAATGCGAAGGAGAGTTACATATGGAAACTAAAGTAAACCTAATCGAGAACAGATTATTTGTACGACTCGACAACGAGTGGTATTTAGTAAATAAACACAATAGAACTACCCTAATACTTATTGGAGATATTGGCTTTGAGGTGCGACATAAAGACGGAACCTCATACGGTTACACAGAAATTAAGAAGAAAGACGACTTATATTTCACACTTACAGTATACGACGATGATACATTCCCGGTAATGGTCAACAATCGTATTACTTTCGACGATATTAAGAAGATGTCTGTCAAGAATCTTGCGGATGATGCGGAAGGTATGTATATTTGGAACTGGTTAAATAGCAAGGGTATTCCCTGGGAGGTAAAATAATGGAATTAGAAATCACAGTATTAAGTCATAGACTATTCATGTTACTAGACGATGGTTGGTATATCATAAATGACGTTAACGACACCGACAAGATTTTAGTAGATATTCATTGTGTATCAGTCAGACGAAAGAATAACATCGAGATTGTATATTACGATGATGATACTGACGATAAGACTGTAGATGTGCGAGTATTCAATAAAGACGGTTATTTAGTATCTGATACAGTAACACTAAGTTATGATGAATTAAAAGAAGCGTCTAAACGTATTCTAGAGAAAGACGAGAAAGGCGCTCAAATCTGTAATAGTTTGAATGGCTTCCACGAAGGACCTTTCAAATACGTAGAAAATAAAGGAGACGAAACAAATGATTAACGTTATTGCGAACGCTGATAGAGCTTGGGTTTCAAATGAGTGTGTGGTCTATGGTGGAGACCTATATGTACTGAAAGATGATATTTGGAGACTTATTCCTATTAAAGATTATGTTACCACAATCGCCATCCAATTTGATAAAGAAGAATGGTTATCTATTCACACAAGACAAGGCGTACGCTGGAAAGTCTATAAATATATGGACTATGTACGAGTGGTTAAGCCAGGCGGAGAGTCTGAGGACCACTATTTCCGTACGTTATTTATGCCGTACCAAGATGTTAAAGAAATCTTAAACAAAAACAGTAGACGACATGCTGTGAAAATCGACCATAAAGACTTTGTGTTACTCGACGGTAAACTGTATGTGTATATTAATCGTGAATGGGTTTATATTCACTACCCGTCAGACTTCGTAAAAGTATACGCTAGTGAGAAGGATTTCCATTCTATTATTGTGGAGACTTCGTACGATTGTATGTATAATCTGGCGTTCGAGAAGGCTGGTATTAGATGGACTATCGCTGACCGACGTCCAGAAGTTACTCCTGTGGTCACTGGTTTCGACAAATATGGAAAACTGTTCGAACGAAGCCGTCGGGACGCTTTACTTCTAAAGGGACCCGGTAGAGCATTAGCGTTTCTAAACACATATTCTGGTAGAGAGTTTGGTAGACAGGATATTGCTAAAGGAAGTGGTGAGAATGAATAGGTTAGAGACTATTCTAGAGAAGACGTATTTTACTGACACGTTCAATATAAAAGACATCAATGATGCGCCTTTAATCGGAAATGATTTTACTGTCACCCCTGTTGGACACACTATGTTCTATAAAGTAAAAGGTGCCGAGTGGCATGCGCTACCGTTCGACCTTAACGAATTCTCGGGTATAAATACCAAGTTCACACTATATATGATGTGTAGAGGAGTTGTGATAGAGATAACTCATAGAGGCGATACTCCAATACACGAGATTATACATTTGTCAATACCTGAGGTGTTTGCGCTAGAGAAGGAGTGGTTAGAAGACCATATATCTGTACGGTTGTTACTACAACAATTCAATATTACTAGGAAAGGAGATGATTGAATGACTGTAAAGTTAATTAATCAAAAAATATTTGAAGGGAACACCAAAGTATTAGACGATATCATACACGTTTGTATTGGTGGTAAATGGTATAAGCTATTTGCTGGCGACCGTATTCGAGACATACGATTCGAAGACGATAGTATGATATTCACATCGGACTACGTTAGCGAGTACGACCCGTCACGACATATGACTATGCAGTATATATTAGACGGTAGTAAGAGTGCATTCGTGATTAGTAACTATAATAGTCCACCTATGAAAGGTAACGGAGTTCTTATTAAAGTTGACGAACTGATTGGCGGATCATATATTGACACAGCATTACACAAGTTTAGTCCAAGTAAACTTACTACCGAAGAACTAAATAGACAAATCGTATGGATTGAACCAAATTTTGAAGTCGTAAAGGAGAATAAAAATGAATCTAGTAACTAGTATTAAACAATTCACAAAGAAACGCACACCAGAAATCTTAATTGCTACTGGTTTAGTGGGTATGGTAACGTCAGTGGTATTTGCAGTAAAAGCTGTACCTAAAGCTGAACAATTAATGGAGAAAGCTAAGGAAAATAAAGCAGAGACTTTAGAATTAGAGCCTGAGGACGTAAATCTGACAGTGGTTGAGAAAGTGAAAGCTGTCTGGACGGTATACGCACCATCAGCTATCGCATTTGGGTTGTCTACAGCATGCATTATTGGGGCGAATAATGTAAGTCACAGACGAAGTGTTGCTATCGCGACTGCTTATACGTTATCGGAGACTGCCTTCAAAGAATATAAAGAGAAGGTAGTGGAGAAGTTCGGTAAAAATAAGGAACAACAAGTTCGTGATGAAGTGGCTAAAGCGCAAATCGAGAAAAATCCAGTTAGTAAATCTCAAGTTATTATTACTGGGAGCGGCGACTCACTATGTTATGACAGCGTATCAGGACGATATTTCAAATCAAACATCGAAAAGATTAGACGAATTGTTAATGATACAAATCAGAAACTATTTATCGAAAACTGGGTCAGTCTGAACGAGTTCTATATTGACTTAGGATTAGAGACTATTGCTATTGGTAACGACATGGGTTGGTCTATTGACAAAGGTGGTATTGATATTGACTTTAGTTCACATATTGCCGACGATGGAACACCATGTTTAGTGCTAGACTATAGTGTATTGCCCACTTATGGCGTATGGTAATATATAGCCTCGCAAAATTTACAACTCGTTTAATGGAAGGTAAACAAAAACTAAAAATCTTAAGGAGGAACCTACCATGTCAAATTTAATCGAAACTAAGAAAGAAGTATTAGCAAATGGAGAAACTGTTTATGTAGCGAAACTTCGTAAACCAAATTGGAAAAAGATTGGTATTGTAACAGCAGTTGTGGCTGGCACAGGAGCATTAGTAGCTTTAGTTGCCAAAGCAGCTAACGGAGCAAAACAATCAGGATCTAATGAAGGATACGAATCAGACTACTCAAACGATTATTCAGATGATGATACTCAATCAGAGCAAGATGAAACTGAAATGGATGAGTCTAACGACGATCAAGAGTAATTGAATAGCTTTAAAGAAGGAGGAATGCTTGACACGCATTTCTCTTTTTCTTTTTGTTAAGAAAGGAGACTATATTATGAAAATCAAATTTAATGACAACACAAAACTTATGGTTGCGGCTCTAGCTTGGTGTGGAGGCACGTTCTTATTCTGGAAAGCGCAAAAGAAATCTATGGATAACTTAATCGAAGCTGCTAAGCACACTTCAATGTGGAGAGAGCAATTTGGTAACTTTGGAGAAAATGGAGGAAACGCGAATGGTACTAGAGTCGAACTCACACAAGACAAAGATGGAGAATAAAGCGTTAATAGATAAACCTAAAACGCAGAAGATCGTAACGGGTCAAGCTAAACTAAAAAAGAAAGGGTTCTTTGATTTCTTTGTGTCCGAAGATGCGTCTAGTGTGAAGTCTTATTTACTATCAGACGTATTGGTGCCGAATATTAAGAGACTTATTCAGGAACTTGTAACGAGTGGTATCAATCAATTATTATACGGTAACGATTATAAACCTGCAAAGAGTTCAAGTAACACATCTCGTGTGTCATATAATAGTTTCTCAAGTTCGCCTGCGACTCAACCAAGTCGTAAGAAAGGGAATGATATTATCGAGATTGAAGTAGATACTTATACAGACTCTCAGAACGTTATTTATCAACTTCAAGGTTTAATTGACCAATATCAACAAGCAACCATTGCTGATTTATATGACTTAGTCGGTATTGATGGGGATTTCACAGATAATAATTACGGTTGGAAAGACTTAACTCGTGTATCTGTGATACCATACGGACGGAAATTCATTATCAGAATGCCAAGATTTATTGCTTTATAGGAGGATATTTATGGATATGGTAAACCACCCAGAGCATTATCAATCTGGAAAAATAGAAACAATCGATGTAATCGAGGAATTTACAAAGGATCTAAAGGGAATCGAGGCTAGTGACACTGCGAATATCATTAAGTACGCATGTCGCTGGAAACGAAAAAATGGCGTAGAGGACTTACGTAAACTAGTCTGGTACGCTAATCATTTAATCAATCATATCGAAACTAAAGGAGAAATGTAAAATGAGTTTTAAAGAGAAATTTGTAGCAGTAGCAAATACTGCTTTATTAAAAGGAAAGAAACACAGTCCTAAAATGTTATTAGTAGCAGGGACTGTTGGCTTTGTGGCTACTGTTGTGGCTGGATGTAAAGCTACTACTAAATTAGAAGACGTTTTGGCTAAACCAAAAGAACAAATTGAAAAAATCCATGAAATTATGGATAGCGAAGAGTTACAAAAACAATATGGATACACTCAACAAGACAAAGTGCAAGATTTAACTAAGATTTATATTAAGACTGGTTGGGACTTAACTAAATTATATGCTCCTACGATCGTTTTAGGAACAGCATCGTTGTTATGTTTCTTCGGTTCGCACAATATCCTGTCTAAACGTAACGCTGGATTAGCAGCAGCATACGCTACTATTGATAAAGGATTTAAAGAATATCGTGGTCGTGTTGTGGATAAATTCGGACGTGAAGTAGACCGTGAGTTATTGACTGGTGTTAAGGTAGAGAAAGCTACTAAGAAGAAAAAAGGTGAAGAGACAGTAAAAGAAGAAACTAACGAACAGCCATCTAAACTTTATGCAAGTAGCTACGCTCGTTATTTCGATGAGTCTTGTGCTGATTGGAAATCTAATCCAGAATATAACTTAATGTTCTTACGTATGCAAGAGCAACATGCGAATGATTTACTTCGCGCGAAACGTCACTTATTCTTAAATGAAGTATACGACATGTTGGGTATTCCACGTACAGCAGCAGGACAACAAGTAGGTTGGATTTATGATGAAGGTCAACCATTAGGGGACAACTTCGTTGACTTCGGTATTTATGATGATGCGAATGAGAAAGCTAGAGACTTCGTGAATGGATATGAACCTAGAATCTTATTAGACTTCAACGTAGACGGGGTAATTCTAGACTATATTTGAATGGTAGACATCAATGCACCTACAAATTACGAAATCCCTTGGCTGTAAAAAAGCTGAGGGAAATTTTCCTAGGGGGTTAATTTATGAAAAACAATTTAAAAAATATGCTGAAGGATCCTGGTTTCATGCTAATCGCTTTAGGGTTCATGATGGCTATGGTGGGATATATTTACTCGGACAAATCTGTTAGTGCGAATACTAATCAAACAACAGGCTATATTGTAGTCCGTACGAACGAACCTGAAACCACAACAAGAACTGAGGTGAATGATATTAGTAGTGTAGACTATATCACAATGGATGATGCGGTTTTAATTGCTAAATTGGTTCTAGCTGAAGCTGAGGGAGAGCCTGAGATGGGAAAAAGACTTGTTATTGATACGGTATTAAACCGATTAGACTCTAGTGACTTCCCTAATACAGTATATGATGTTGTTTATCAACCATATCACTATGACCCTGCATGGGATGGGCGCATTGAACTATTTTCAGAACTAGACGACGCATTTAAATTAGTAGTGGACGAAATCCATAATCGTACGAATTCAGAAGTTCTATATTTCAGAACTGATAAATTTCACGAGTTTGGAACACCTATGGAGCAGGTTGGTAATCACTACTTCTCAACAAAATAACAAAGGAGACTATTTATGAGAACTGAATTAAAACTAATTTCAGCATTTCTAGTTGGGGTCGCAACTGGTGCTGGAGCAATGTATATTTATAAGAAGAAAAACCCTGAGGTAGTAACTGTTACGGAGTATTTGACATTTCCTAAAAAGGTTACTGAAGAGAAACCTAACGTAGTCGAACACGTAACAGAAGAAGTTAAAGAAGTAATCGAGAAAGCTGAAAAGGAACTTGAAGAAATCAAGGAAGAGGTAGCTGGTAAAATCGATTACAAGAAATATAGCGATATTTCTAAAGGTTACAAAGTAACTGAGGAAGGATTAAAAGAATTGAAGACTCATTTCGAAGAAGGTAAACATATTGCTGATAAAGAGCCTGAAGTAGAAACTGAATCAGTCGAAGAGGAAGAAGACGAGAACGAGGATATTGAGATCGTATCAAATGATGGTTTCGTGTTAGACTCTAATGACTTCGATTATTACGGAGTAACCCGATTCAAGGACGATAAGTATATTGATGAATATTCTGAGTTACTAGACCCTATTGAGGATCATATTGGTAAGAAAGCTCACGATATGTTGAAAGATGGTGTGACAGAATTCACTGTTAAAAACTATCTGAAAGGCAATCTGTACGAAATCACTCAAGAGGACCAAACTTACGAAGAGTTCTTAGAGATGACTAGAGCAATGAGAGATGAAGATTAATTAAGTATATATTTAGAACAGAATGGAGGTGGTATACATTGATTAATCCGGATCACAGAGCATATCTTCTATGGTTGAAGAATCATATTAAAGACGATAACCATTTAAAGTATAACAAATTGTTGAATCGCTTATTCCTATGGCAGTACGACTCTACGCTACCAATGGACGAAAATCGAGCAGCTGACGGAGTGGACATGCGATATCGCTACGGTTATGAACGTAAAATTAGTGACCATGAGATTGCTAACTATATTGATGTGATGCAATGTACCATGCTCGAGATGATGGTAGCGCTAGTTCTACGATGCGAACGAGAGATTATGTATAGTCAAGAATATGGAGACCGTAGTGCGTTGTTATTTTGGAGTATGATTGATAACCTAGGACTAATCGACATGGACGATTTAGCCTATGACCAAGAATACGTCGATACGGTTATTCGTAATTTCCTAGATGGAGATTATCAGCCAGACGGTAAAGGTAGCTTATTTAGAGTACGTAATACTCACGGACGAGACTTAAGAAATGAAGAGCTATGGGTACAAGCAAATTGGTACCTAGACGAATTCATGTAAATATAAAGAAAGGAGGTAGCGAAATGTAATGTTTGATTTCTTAAAGATTTCAACTAAATCGATTAAAAAGGACGTAGTCGAGATATATCCTAAGTTCATTGTCGGTAGGACTCAAGATTTACTTATTCGAGGAGGCGATTTCTACGCAGCTTGGATTGAATCGAAAGGACTCTGGTCAACAGACGAATGGGACGTCATTCAAGCTATTGATGCTGAACTTAAACGATATTACGAAGATTACAAAAATAGAGTGGAAGGCGACGTTCGAGTTAAATACTTATGGGATAGTTCATCTGGCATGATTGACGTTTGGCATAAATATTGTCAGAAACAGATGCGCGATACTTATAAAGTACTTGACGAAAATATTGTCTTCGCAAATACAGAAGTCACTAAGAGCGATTACGCAAGTAAGAAACTCCCTTATGCATTAGAGAAAGGGTCTTATGATGCGTATGACAAGATTATCTCAACCTTATATTCTGAGAGTGAGAGACATAAGATAGAATGGGCTATCGGTTCAATCGTCACTGGTGACTCTAAGAAATTACAAAAATTCATGGTTCTGTATGGTTCGCATGGTACCGGGAAATCTACAATCATCAATATTATACAACAGTTATTTACTGGGTATACGACGATGTTCAATGCTAAAGACTTGGGCACAGCTAATAACCAATTCTCTTTAGAGCCGTTCAAAAATAACCCAATGGTAGCTATTCAACATGACGGCGACTTATCGCGTATTGAGGATAACACAAGATTGAACAGTTTGATTTCTCACGAAGCTATGCCAGTCAATGAGAAGCATAAATCTATTTATCAGAGTGCCTTCAAATCATTCCTCATTATGGGTACGAACAAACCTGTAAAAATTACTGACTCACGTTCAGGTATTATCAGACGACTTATTGATGTGTCGCCAACTGGTAGACTGTTAGCACGTAAGGATTATCGAGAATTAATGGACCGTGTCAAATTTGAATTAGGAGCCATTGCTTATCACTGTATGGAAGTATATTTAGAAGATCCTGAAGCATACGATGATTATATTCCAATCACGATGTTGGATGCGACTAACGACTTCTATAACTTCATGAGCGAGTGTTATTTACAATTCAAGAAAGACGACGGTATTTCATTGAAGACTGCTTGGGAGTTATATAAGAACTTCAACGATGAGGCGAATGTTCCATATCCTTACACTCAACGTGTGTTTAAGGAAGAGTTGAAAAACTACTTCAAAGAATATCAAGAACGATATACGCTACCTGACGGAACTCGTGCACGCTCATATTTCAAAGGTTTCATTACAGACCGTTTCGAAGAGTGGCGCAAGACTGAAAAAGTTCATATTGAGAAGGGTGAAATTCCGACAATCAAATTCGAGAAGACTGAGTCAGTGTTCGACAAGACATATTCTGACAGTTTGGCTCAGTACGCTACGAACGACGGAACACCTACGAAAAAATGGAGTAATGTTAAGGAGACATTATCATCATTAGATACATCTAAACTACACTATGTTAAGGTTCCAGAGAATCATATTGTGATCGACTTCGATTTGAAAGACGAATCGGGCAATAAATCTCTCGAACTTAATACGGCGGCTGCTAGCAAGTGGCCTAAGACATATTCCGAAGTGAGTCGTAGTGGTAATGGTGTGCACCTACACTATATTTACGACGGAGATGTTAACGCATTAAGTAGAATCTATGATGATAATATTGAAGTAAAGGTATATACAGGTAATAGCTCATTGCGTAGACAGTTAACTCTCTGTACGACAGACGAGATAACTCATATTGCTGAGGGTATATTACCACTTAAGGGAGCTGATAAAATGATAAACTTTGAAGGTTTTAAGAACGAAGCTGCTCTTAGAACACTTATTAAACGAAATCTTAACAAGGAGATACACAATGCCACAGCGCCGAGTGTGAACTTCATATTTAAGATTTTAGAAGATGCATACGAGAGTGGTATGGTGTACGATGTTTCAGACATGAGACAATCGGTTATCGCTTTTGCAGCGAACAGCACGAACCAATCGGACGTATGTTTAAAATTAGTCGGAGGGATGAAATTTCATTCTGAAGAACCATCTATTAATGATGAAGATTATATTGTTAGTGACGAACTAGCATTCTACGACATCGAGGTATTTCCTAACCTATTCTTAGTAAACTGGAAGTTCCAAGGTGATGACAAGAAAATGGTTCGTATGATTAACCCAAGTCCTTACGAGATTGAGAAACTGGTTAAGCTTAAATTGATTGGTTTCAACTGTAGAAGATACGACAATCATATTCTGTACGGACGACTGTTGGGTTATGATAACGCTCAACTATATAATCTGTCGCAACGAATTGTCAACGGAGATAAAGATGCTATGTTCCGTGAGGCATACAACATTTCGTATACGGATATTTACGACTTCGCATCAGCAGCAAACAAGATGAGCTTGAAACTACTACAAGTAAAAATGGGTATTCATCACCAAGAGTTAGGCTTACCATGGGACAAACCAGTTCCAGAGAATATGTGGCCTAAAGTATCTGAGTATTGTGATAACGACGTTATTTCTACTGAGAAAGCATTCGAGTTCTTGAAAGCTGACTGGGTAGCGAGAGAAATCTTAGCATCACTTACTGGCATGACTGTAAACGACACGACTAACACATTAACCACGAAACTAATCTTCAAGGATAACCGTACGCCACAAGGTTCATTTAAATATAGAAACTTAGCGGACCCAGTATTCGAGTTATCCGAAGACGAATTAGAATTCTTAAATAAAGTAGCTCCTGGCATGATGGCTCAAAAACACGGAGAAGCTCAAAGCTTACTTCCATATTTCCCAGGATACAAGAAAGAGTGGGGTAAATCCACATATCGTGGTATTGAGGTTGGCGAAGGTGGTTATGTATATCACAAACCGGGAATGTATTCGAATGTAGCGTTATTAGACGTAGCATCGATGCATCCACACAGTCTTATTACTGAAATTCTACTAGGACTTAAATATACATTGATATATTATCAACTAGTAGAAGCTCGTGTATCAATTAAGCACGAAGACTGGTCAGCTCTAGAGACGATTCTAGAGGGTAAATTGATGCCTTATGTAGCTAAGGTACAAGCAGGGGAGTTAAGCTCTAAAGACCTCTCTACGGCCCTTAAAACGGCAATTAACAGCGTTTACGGCTTAACATGTACTGCATACGAGAATGCATTCCGTGATAAACGTAATCACGACAATATCGTAGCGAAACGTGGAGCCTTATTCATGGTAGACTTGCTTAAAGAGTGTGAGTCTCGTGGTATGAACGTAATTCATATTAAGACAGACTCTATCAAGATTGCCGATGCTACACAAGAACAAATTGACTTCATTTCTGAGTTTGGTAGTCGCTACGGATATACTTTCGAGCATGAAGATACTTACGATAGATTATGTTTAGTAAACAAATCAACTTATATTGCTAAGTACATGACTCCACATAAAGATAAGAAGACTGGTGAAGAAATCTGGTGGACCGCGACTGGTAAACAGTTCCAAGTACCATATGTATTCAAGACTTTATTTACTGGTCAACCTATCACATTCGATGATTTATGCGAAGCGAAACAAGTTCGTACAACAATGTATTTAGATATGAACGAGAAACTTAGAGACGATACAGATTTAGTTAAAGAATTAGCTAAACTTCGTCGTCAATTAGACAAGGGTCAAATCACTCAAGAATTCTATGATGCAGAAAAAGCTAGAATTGAGATGGAGATTGAAACTTGTCACGACCGGGTATTTATCGGGAAAGTGGGACAATTCTGTCCTATGGTGAGCGGCGTTGGCGCTGGTATATTGCTAGCTGAGCGAAACGGTAAGTACGATGCTGTAAACGGCACAAAAGGATATCGCTGGATGGAATCAGAAATGGTGACTGAGTTAGGTTTAGAAGACCGAATCGATAAGTCATATTTCATTAACTTAGCGAATGAGGCTATGGATGCCATCTCGGAATATGGAGACTTTGAGTGGTTCCGCTCGAACGACCCATATCCCAGAGAAACAAATTATGAAGAAGTAATGCTTGGGACAAACCCATTCTAATATAAAGGAGAGAATTAAAAATGGCTAAAAGTAAAATTGTAATGGAGAACGCACGTTTAATCTTTAGAAACTTCGAAGGACGTGAAGAAAAATATAATCGTAAAGGTGATCGTAACTTTGGTTTAGTAATTGAAGACCCTGAAGTAGCAGAACAATTATTAGAAGATGGTTGGAATGTTAAGAACTTCACACCAAAAAATAACGATGATTACGATGACACTCCTACGACTGTATATTGGTTACCAGTAACTGTACGTTTCGATAATGTACCGCCAAAAGTAACATTGGTAACTCGTCGCAAAAAGACTAAACTTGATGAGGAAAATATCAGTGCGTTAGACTACGCAAGTATTAAAGAAGTAGATGTTATCGTGACACCATTCGACTGGGAAGTAAACGGTAAGTCTGGTACTAAAGCATATCTTCAAACTATGTACGTGACTATCAACGAAGACGAATTTGCAGATAAATATGCAGACCTTGAAGAAGCCTAAAATAAAAGCCCCATGGGAAAAATTCTCGTGGGGTAATTTTCTGGAAAGGAGGTAGTCATGACTAGAGGAGTATCGTTATTTGAACATCAAGAAGAAGCTGTAGCGAAAATGAAGAACGGATGTATATTGTGCGGCGGAGTTGGTAGTGGTAAATCACGAACGGCTCTAGCGTACTACTTCACCCAGCAAGGTGGTAAGTTAAGTAAAGAAGAGTATATCCCAATGGGAGACCCTCCGAAAGACTTATACATCATCACCACAGCGAAAAAAAGGGACTCGTTAGAGTGGGAAGACGAACTGGGTGTATTTCTTATGACAAGAAACAAAGAGCTCAGTATGTACGACCACAATATTGTAGTGGACTCATGGAATAATATCGGAAAGTACAAAGATGTACGTAATGCTTTCTTCATATTCGACGAGCAGAGAATTGTTGGAGGAGGAGCATGGGTTAAAGCCTTCCTTAAGATTTCTAAAGCAAACCATTGGATATTACTGAGTGCTACACCAGGAGACAACTGGTCTGACTATATTCCAGTGTTCGTGGCTAACGGGTTCTTTAAAAATCGCTCAGAATTTCAGCGAGAACACATCATATATAAACGTTTTAGTAAATTCCCACAGATTGATAGGTATATTGGCACAAAGCGCTTAGAACGCATGAGAGAGCGAATTCTGGTAGATATGCCGTTCGAACGTGAGACAGTAGCTCATCATGAAACTATAATAGTCGAGCATGACCGTATATTATACAAGGATTTACAGAAAAACCGTTGGAACGTATATGAGAACAAACCAATCGTCAATGTGGCTGAGCTTTGTTATTTATTACGCAAGCTAGTCAATTCGGACGAGAGTAGACAAATAGAGTTATTAAAAATAGTAGAAAAAAATCCTAGGGTGATTGTCTTCTATAACTTTGACTATGAGTTAGATATACTGAAGAGCTTATATTACGGCCCAGATGTGACTGTAGCAGAGTGGAACGGACATAAACACCAAGATGTACCTAAGACCGAAAAATGGGTATATCTAGTTCAATACACTGCTGGAGCAGAAGGTTGGAATTGCACGACGACGGATACGATGGTATTCTTCTCTCAAACATATTCCTACAAAATCCTACACCAGTCAACTGGACGGATAGACCGTATGAATACACCATTCAAGGATTTATATTACTACCACTTTAAGTCTAGAGCTACAATTGATTTAGCAATAGCTCGGGTGCTTAAGGATAAGAAAAAATTCAACGAAAGGTCATTCTACAATAAATTATACAAAGAGTGAGGTGGACGAACATGGTTGTAATCTTATTATTACTAATCATTATCATTATGTTGCGTAAAAAATAAAGGGAGTGTATTAAAATGGGATTCAGATTTGACGAGATTGAAAAAGACGATTTAAGAGCCATTAACGGTAACTTATATCTTAGACATGGTAACCAGTGGTATCTGTTTGTCAAAGGTATCAAGGGTTATACCACGGAAACTGGATATGGCAAAGGAACTATATTGGTAACAGACTCAGGAGGTTTAAAACATTTATTCTTTACTTATGTTGGTTTTTACCAAAAGCCTAATAATGTGGAAACTGTCATGGGTAATTTCGTGAATAATCAATACATTTGGCAATTGGAAAATTTGGTAGAGAATAGCAATAAAGCTGAAGAAGTATTTGACTCTATCCGAGAAACTCTAGGTAATATGAATGGTGAGGCGGACTTGCTTAAGAGCGTTAACAAATTCACCGCAAAAAGTGATTATATATTTGACTTACCTGATGTTGAAGAGGAAGAGACTGATGACGCGGAAGACGAAGATGAAAGGAATAGATACTATTGAGTAATGGACAATTCTTTATACTGTTGATTGTGTTGTGGATACTATTTAGGAAACGGAGACGATAGATATGAGCGAAGAAATGTATAAATTTACCCAAGCGAATGTTACGATTAGAGACCGTGATTTATATATGAAGTTCTGTGGTAAGTGGTTCGTAATAGACCTTGAGGTTACTAATGCTAAAATCCTGAAAGATGGGGATATTCTACGATATATGGATCGTGACGGAATTACTAAGTCATTATCTTGGGATATCGATAATAAAGCTATTAGAGTTCGTGAATATGAGCATGTTAAGTATAAAAGAGAATATTTACTCACGTATGAGACTGTCGTAGACTTCAGCGATTATGTGTGTGACACGTACCGAAATATCAAAGATACCGTTAATGATTTAGATAATGGTTTGGAAGATATCGAACCTATGCTTTTGGATGCTCTATACTTATTGCGAGGTAGGAGTTAGCTAATGGAATTAAAGATTGATATCGTCACGTTCTCGGCTATATTAATCGCAGTAATCTGTTTGAGCATATACGCTACCGAAGTTGTGTATGCTCGACGGATTGAGAAACTGAAAACAGTATGCGATGAATTGAAACGAGCTATAAAGCGTGAGAAAAAATGTGTAGCACGACTAAAACAACAGTGCGATATAGTAAAAAATGCGAAGAATGATGGTGAGGTCACTTTGTACGCTGACAATGTGCCTTACTTAACAATCAAAGAAGGAGATTTGAAAAATGGATAAAGTATTATTAGTATCAGTTATTGCTTTAGCAGTAGCTTTATTAAGTATGTTAGTTAATCTAGCGTTGGTTTGGAAAATATCGGATTTAAAGAATAAACTTGAATGGGTTGAACTTACTGTAAACGACAGAACGAGTCAACTTCACAAAGACGATGTAGAAATTAGTAATCAATTGAATAAATTGGAATGTAACACTAAGGATGCGTTCGAGAAATTGACTAATCATTTAACTCGACATGATGATCAAATTGATAAATTAGTCGATGGGTATAAAGCTCTAGAAATTATAGTAAACAAACATACTAAGCAACTAGAAGACTTAGGTAATTTCGCTGGTATCACTACTGGTGAGTTACGAGTGTTAGAACAAAAGATTTATAATTCATGTAAACCAAAAGAGTTACCAGAGCCTGAGCCAATTACTAAACAAATTTCTGAACGAATTAAAGAAGCTTCGTTAGAAGTTAATGTTAAAACTAACAATATTGAAATCAGTAGTCTCGGTACTAGATTATCTATTCTAGAAAACAAGATTAAGCAAAACCTTACAGAAAATGGTTTAGTCACTAGAGTTAATAAATTAGAACATCAAGTGTCTACATTAGAAAGAGGCTTCACAAGTTTTAAAGGTAGTATTAATAGAGTGGTGGATAATCATATGGTAGAAGTAGACAGAAAAATTAGAAATCGAATGGTTCTTGTAGATGAAGTAGATATCCGTAAGCATAAACCAGACCGCAAGAGAAAAGATAATTACTACCGCAAACCGAACAAATCAAATGTGATTATCGATGAGTTCGCAAGTGATATAATTGAGTAGAAGGAGACGATGAAAATGGTGGATTATGGAACAATGTTATTAATTGGAATTAGTTTAGGTGTTGTATTCTTTGGGATGCGATACTATTATGAATCTAAAATCAAACAAATCTTAGAGATTAAGGGTAAGGGCGACGAAGTGATTGGTGAGATTATCGGTAAATATATGGAACTAATCGCTATGAACTTTGCTCTAACGGCTAAGCTACAAAAATACGAAGAGCTATGTGGAGAAATCACAGAAGAGGAGATTGAGGAAAATGAAGCTAAAGCTACAATGGTTAAAAACAAAATTGACATTATTAGTGAACTGGTTAAGCATTCAAATAAGGGTTAGATATATGTATTGGTTCGTGGACCATGATGAGTGGAAATACGAAGGTGATCTGGACGAGGCTAACCATATTATGAGAAAATTCAGAGGGGAGGAGTAATATGAATCCTAAACATATTAACGTTGACATGAACAAGAAACTTATTATGAAGATGTATGTTGGTTTCGTGGTGATTGTAGGATTAGTATTCAGTATTGGTCTGTATATTATCAACAGGCAGCAAGATATGATTGATAAGCAGCAGCTGATCATTGAAAAGCAAGAACAGACCATTATCCATAATGGTAATACTATCGAGGCATTAAAAGACAAAATTGACGAATTATTACACAAATCAAATAAATAGGGGTTATTAGAAATGAGTATTATAAACTTACCAACTATCAAGAAATTTCACTTAGCAATGCGAGACGGCTATACGGACGTGAAATACGGAGATAGACTAATTGTGTCAGTAGAAAATCCTGACTTGTATAATTTCCGTATTAAAGACACAAGTTTCGTATATTACCCAGAACCAGGGAACACTAGCAAGCGTGTCGGATATTACCGTACGAACGAATATGCTATCAAACAATACACAGAAGAGTTGGTAGACGGAGTTTGGAAAGTGCGAGACGATAAGACAGTTATATATTAGAAGACGAAAGGAGATTTGGATTATGGAACGAGAACAATTATATGCTGCGGTCATCGTTATTGGAGTGATATTCAGCATTCTAACTAATGTAGCTTTATATTATTACGGAGAGGCTAAGGATTTGAAACGTAAAGTAAACCAGGGCGAATATCTGTACGTACGAGGTGAGGACTGGATTGAGCGAGAAATTCGTAAACATCACGACGATAGACTCACTCAACTAGAGAATCGTATAGACAATCTTGTGAGTACGGAATTTGATAACCGGGTGGATCTCAAAAATGAGTTATTTGTAATGAGACAAGAAGTTGACCTAATTAAATTCACCAAAGGCATTAGCAAAGAGAATATCACTCACAACTTCGAGGAGATTAAGAAAAATCTTATCGAATTAAAAACTCGAGTTAAGATGTTAGAGTCTGACGAAGAAGTAGTTAAGAAGGAATTCTTATTCGGTCATATTCGAGATGTGCAACGACAAATAGCTAAAGTTCAGAACCAATTGAACGGAAAGGGTGTTAACGATGGAACCAAGAAAGGATAGTTACACACCAGAGTTCTATACAGAGTATCGGTACGGCAAACCTATATTACTTAAAGGTAGTATGAACGGTATTATTGTCACGGGTTTGGAACATGGGAAATTTAGGCATCTTATCGACCGTAGACCTGGTATTGATTACTTGAATATTTACGACACTGATGTAGTGGCTATATTGAAAGGTATGGTAAGGAGAGCTGAGAAGAATGAATGACTTATTACTACCAGCATTGGTTATTACAGGATGGGGATTATGGTCTTGGTTACTAGGATATGCTTACGACAGAAAGCTTAGTAAGAAAGACTAGGATATATGGGAGCTCAGTATGGACGGCAAGGAGGTGCTTATATTGTCCAATTACGAGCGTTTTAGTTATAAAGGGTGTTTATGTATCCTTAAGCGTACAGACGGTCTCCTAAACGGTTATATCGGCTTTAAACCGGATATTACGAAGGGTATCGACGCCAAAACTTTATTAGATAGAGTAGATTGGGTCGGAGGACCATTATCTGTGCTATATGATGCGACTAGAAACGAGCTGGAAGAACGTGATTTCAGCGCTTATCGAGTATACCGGTACGTATTTAGCTTCGCTGATACTACTATAAATCGCCAAGAATTACGTGGAATTCTCTGTACGACGGTTGATAGTGTGTTAAAAACATTAAAAAATGATTAAAATTTATGGAAAAATCGGGATAGAGAGACTGTCTGGACGGCTTATTAGTGATTGAAAATGGTCACTTTTAGGCTGTTCGGACGGATTTTGTGGCCACTTTTGTTTTTGGGATTTGGCCATTTGGCCACTTTTATTTGTCCAAAGAGGTAAAAATTCACAAAAAATTCACAATTATTTGGCCACTTTTGGCCATTTGGCCACTTTCTGCCCACTTTCAAAACTGGATTTGGCCACGCAAAAACGTTGATTTGACGCGGTTTCTGAGGGTTCGTGGCCACTTTCCCACTTTTTTTATAATATTTGCTATAAATTAAAAATTTTTAAATATATATAAAACCTCGAAAAAATTTGGCCATTTGGCCACAAGTCGTAATTTTGGTCAATTTTACGGGTTTTGGGCTAGAATTCGGAAATTTTCCTGTTAAGCGGTAGCCTCGCAGGATTTACAATCCCTTTTATGAGAGAGAAGATAAAAAGGCCGAATTGCGAAAGCAACGGTTTCTCTTTTTGTTTTCTTTTGTACAAATAGCAGGGAGCTATATTTAAAATTAGAAAGGAGTAAGCGGAATGGCACTTGAAAGTGATTTCCAATCAGGACTAATCTCGGATATTAAGAAGATGTATCCAGATTGTATGGTCCTTAAGAACGATCCGAATTATATTCAGGGAGTTCCAGACTTGTCGATATTCTTTCCAGATGGTCGATGGGCAATGATCGAATGTAAGAAAAGTAAGAACGCAAAGAGACAACCTAATCAACCATATTATGTAAAGATGCTAGACGAGATGGGATTTGCGAGATTCGCTCACCCAGAAAATAAGGAGGAAGTTTTACATGATCTTCAACAATCATTCAAACCTAGCCGGTCAGCACGCATTTCTAGGAGCAAGTAAATATCATTGGTTGAATTACACTGATGAGAAACTGGCCGACACTTATATTAGACAACAAGCAACTCAGCGAGGAACTATATTACATGACTTCGCTGCTCAATGTATTACACTAGGACAGAAATTACCTCGCTCTACTAAGACATTGAATATGTATGTGAACGATGCTATTGGTTTTAAATTGACACCAGAGCAAGTTCTATATTATTCACCAAACTGTTTCGGTACAGCAGATGCTATTTCTTTCAAAGACAAGTTTCTAAGAATTCACGATTTGAAGACTGGTGTTATTCCAGCCCATGTTGAACAATTAGAAATCTATGCGGCTTTATTCTGTTTAGAATATAAAGTCAAACCACAAGACATTGGAATGGAGTTACGACTCTACCAAAACAATGAAGTGGTCACTCATAATCCGGACCCTGAAAAGATTCACGATATTATGCAAAAGATTGTTCACTTCGACAACATTATTGAAAATATAAAAGAAGAGGAGGTTTAGTAGATGATTAATATTGACTTTATGAATGAATATTTCGATGACTCGTATGATTCGGATGACGATTTATTACACTATGGTATGCCGAAGCGTTCGGGCCGATATCCTTATGGTTCTGGTAAAGACCCACATCAACACACTAAGGATTTCTTAGGTCGTGTAGAAGAGCTCCATAAACAAGGACACAGCGAAACTGAAATCGCTCAAGCCCTTGGCATATCTACTGGACAACTTCGTAAACAAAAATCAGCAGCCAAAGCTGAACAAAGAGCTATATTAGCTAAGACTGCCCAAAGTCTACGAGATAAGGGATATTCGCTACCTGAGATTACAGCTAAGATGGGTTATAAAAATGACTCCTCTATTCGTAACTTATTAGATGTAGATATTCAAGAGCGAGCTAGTAAAGCTAGAAACACTGCTAATTTCTTAAAAGAGAGAGTTAGCGAGTCTGGTATGATTGATGTGAGTAAGGGTGTAGAGAGATATTTAGGAGTATCGAAAGAGAAACTTCAACAATCTCTTGAACTTTTAAAGCAAGAAGGCTACGAAGTATACAATCGTAAACTCGAACAAGTCACCAACAAAGGTAAATTTACTACTATGACAGTCCTATGTCCTCCTGGAACAGAATATAAAGAAGTATATAAGACTGAGAAGATTAATGGTATTGAGAAATTCACGTCTCACGATGGTGGACAAACATTCGATACTATGCAATATCCTGCAAGTATGGACTCTAAGCGTCTAGCAATTAGATATGCTGAAGATGGAGGTATCCATAAAGATGGTGTCGTGGAGATTCGTCGTAATGTTCCTGATCTATCTTTAGGTAACTCACACTATGCCCAGGTTCGTATATTAGTAGATGGTAATAAGTATATTAAGGGAATGGCTATGTATTCTGATGACTTACCACCAGGAGTCGATGTTATGTTTAACACGAACAAGAGTAAGAAGGTATCTAAATTAGATGTTCTTAAGAATACAGAGAATAACCCATTCGACCCAAATAACCCATTCGGTTCACTTATTAAGGCTAATGGTCAGTCATATTATACTGACAAAGACGGTAAACGAAAGTTATCTTTAATTAATAAACGTTCCGAAGAAGGAGATTGGGATGCTTGGTCTAAGAATTTACCATCTCAATTTCTAGCGAAACAGAATAAAGAGTTAATCGACAAGCAACTTAAGCTTACTGAGAGAGATAGATATGCTGAGTTCGATGAAATTATGTCTTTAACCAACCCAACGGTTAAGCGACATTTATTAGATAAGTTCGCATCTGGGTGTGATACTGCTGCTTCACATTTAAAAGTAGCCCCACTACCACGACAAAGATATCAAGTTATATTACCAATCACTAGTTTGAAGGACAATGAAATATATGCACCTAACTTTAAGAATGGAGAGAAGGTTGCTTTAGTTCGTTTTCCACATGGTGGTATATTTGAAATCCCAGTACTGACAGTAAATAACAAACACCCTAAAGCTAAAAGTATATTAGGGAATGCTTTGGATGCTGTTGGTATTAACAGTAAGATTGCTGAACAATTATCTGGTGCTGACTTTGATGGCGACACTGCACTAGTTATTCCTACTAACCATAAGGTAAAGATATCTAGTGATAAACCATTGCGAGGATTAGTAGGCTTCGACCCTAAAGATAAATATCCATATCGTGAAGGTATGAAGTTAATGACTAAAAATGCAACCCAAAACCAAATGGGTATGGTATCTAACCTTATTACGGATATGACTGCTAAGGGTGCAACCGAAGATGAACTAGCTAGAGCTGTTCGACATTCAATGGTTGTTATTGATGCCGCTAAACATAAGCTAGATTATAAACAAAGCGAGATTGATAATAATATCGCAGGTCTTAAAAAGAAATATCAGTATCGTGTTGATGAAAATGGTAAAGTATCTACTGGTGCATCTACCTTATTCTCTAGATCTAATGCTGATGTTCGTGTGCCTAAGACTAAGGGTAGTCGTATTATTAATCCAGACACCGGGGAGGTATCTTATAAAATAGACCCCGATGCATATTATACAGACAAGAAAGGTAAGGAGAGGGTCCGTACTAAAATAAGTACCGCCATGATGGAAACCCCCGATGCTTACACTTTAGTCTCTAATGCAAATAATGTTAAGGAAAAAGCTTATGCAGACTATGCTAACAAGATGAAAGCCTTAGCTAATAGGGCCCGTAAAGAAATGTTAGCTACCCCTCGTCTTAAATACAGTAAGCAGGCGGAGTCTACATACTCTAATGAGGTAGCCTCCCTTAATGCTAAGTTAGCCCTAGCTGAGAAGAATGCGCCTAAAGAGCGACTTGCTCAAGCTATTGCCAACACTAATGTTCAAGCTAAGTTAGAGTTCGACAAAGACATCACTAAGTCAGAAGAGAAGAAGATTAGACAACAAGCGATTACTATTGCTCGTGCTCAAGTCGGAGCTCAACGGCATCCTATTGACATCACTCCTCGTGAATGGGAAGCGATTCAAGCTGGTGCTATCTCTGATACGAAACTAACTAAGATGCTTAACAACTCAAACATTGACAAGATTCGTGAGTATGCAACACCAAGAACTAGCAAACAGCTATCACCTGCTAAGGTTAGCAAGATGTCCGCAATGCGTTCGTCTGGTTACACAACAGATGAGATTGCTTCAGCTCTTGGAGTTTCAGCATCGACAGTCATCAAGTACATCAAACAGAATTAGAAAGGAGAACTTTGAATGGCTAAATGTGCAATCACAACAATCGATAATCCTTATGATCCATTTGAACAGTTCGCTGATTGGTTCGCGTTTGATGAAGAGAAAGGTTATCACACAAGTTCGTACTTAAATCGTATAGCAAGAACTTCTGATGCTTTAACTGATGAAGAGAATGAAGCTGAGATTGAACGAGCTATCGACGAAATTATCGTTGTTGATCCATTAAATATATATAAGAAAGTAAAAATGGACGATGAAGGGTAATTCGAAACCCCG